TATGGAACTACTTACGCTGGTGGAACATATGCTCGATGGCCACAAGGTCCAACAGGTGATTGGGAAAACGAATGGTGGGCTGCACATAACTACCTCCAATATGGTGGTACATTGATAGTCGCGGGTACAGGTTCTGATTCTGCGTTTGTAACAGGTTCAGACGCATTAAAGGATAAACAAACTCCATTGGATGTCGCGTTCGCTGCAACAGGTGGAAACGACACAGCAATCCAAGGAATTTGTACGAATCGTGAAGATTGTATTTCAGTCACAACTGCAACCGCCGATGATTCTAGTGTCGGTAACGATGAATTTAATTTTTCAGTATTTGGACAAAAAAAGCATCTGGATATTTACAGAACCGCAAACCTTACTGATGGAACGATTGACTATATTACAACCAACTGCGCCGCAGACGTTGCGGGTTGTATTGCTCGTTCAGATAAACTTGCAGACCCTTGGTGGTCACCTGCTGGATTTAAACGAGGACAAATTTTAGATGTTGTGAGTTTGGTGTCAAATCCAGATAATTCAACACAAGATACTATGTATGAAAATAAAATCAATCCTATTGTTACTTTCCCAGGAGAAGGAACGGTATTATTTGGAGATAAAACAGGTGCTGGTGAAACAAGTACACTAAGCAGGATTAATGTTTCTCGGTTGTTTATCTATCTGAAAAAGACAATCGGTGCAGCCGCTCGTGCAAAGTTATTTGAGTTTAATGATGCCCAAACAAGAACATCATTTGTGAATGCTGTAACTCCCGTTCTTGATAGAATTCAAGCCCGCAGAGGGATGTATGACTTCAAAGTTGTTTGTGATGATTCAAATAATCCACCCGCGATTGCAGATGCAAATCAATTCGTTGCGGATATTTTTATCAAACCTACAAAATCTATCAACTTTATAAGACTTACATTCACTAATAAAAACACTTCAGATACTCTATAAAATACTCATCCAAGGAGATATAAATAAATGGCAAACAATGAACAAACCGGGAAAATGGCAATTAGCACATTTAAGAAAGCTTTTGATGGTGGAACAAGACCCAATAGATTTGAAGTCACCGTCGGGGCACTTGAACCATTATTGGTAAAAGCAGCCTCCATGCCCGCAGAATCAGTAGGTATTTTACAGGTGCCCTTTAGAGGTCGTATTGCAAAACTTCCAGGTGACAGAACATATGCAGAGTGGGTATTTACTACGTTAGACGGAGTAAGCCCTAACTCGCGAAAGTCACTGTTGGATTGGCATCGAAAATTTAACAATCATAGATCAAATGTGGTTGAATCCGATATTTTAAGTGGAAATAGTGCAGAGTTCATTGATATTTCCGTATGTCAATTAGATATGCAGGGAAATCAACATAATTGTGTCACATTAAAGGAATGTTGGCCGGTTGAAGTTGGTGCAATTGATTTAAGTTATGACACCGCTGATACTTTGGTAGAATTTTCCTGCACCATTGCATATGATTGGATTGCCCCTGGTCCGAATGGCACTGGACAAAGTAGTGGTGGTAATAGTCCTGAACCTCCTTCTTTGCCAACTTATCCAAGTTATTGATATAGTGGTCAATGTCAATGATATTCTGGAAATATTCCTTAAATAAAGACATACATAATATAACCAGAATCATAAAGGAACTTATATTATGCCAATGAAACTCTTTGGATTAACGATAGGGAAACAAAACCCAGTTGAACCGCTAGAATCAAAAAAAGAAGAATCGTTTGTCGCACCCGACAGTTTTGACGGTACTTACACATTAGAAACAGGGGGAGTTTTCGGGACACTCGTAGACTTCACTGGTTCTATCCGTGATGAAAATAAACTAATTGAAAAATATCGAAACCTTGCTATGTTTCCTGAAGTGGACCAAGCAATCGAAGATATTGTCAATGAATCTATTATCATGGACAAAGATTTAAAACCAGTGAAACTCGACCTCGAACAAACAGACTTGTCCGACAACATCAAAAATAAAATTTATACAGAGTATGATGGTATTCTTAGAATGCTAAAATTCCATAATAAGGGTGTGGATTTATTCCGAAGGTGGTACATTGATAGTAAACTATATTATCATATTGTATTGGATAAAGATAATCCACGAAAAGGTATCAAAGAACTTCGTGCGATAGACCCCATTAAAATCAAAAAGATTCGTAAGGTCAAAAAAGACCAGACCCCAAGAGGTCCAAATCAAGTTTCATTTATCCAATCAGTAGAAGAATTTTATGTCTATACTGATACGGATAAAAACTCTACATTCTCAACACCCGCAAGTGGCATCAAAATTGCACCAGACTCAATCTGTTATGCACATTCTGGTGTAATTGATATGTCTAGTAAACGAGTTGTTGGTTACTTACAAAAAGCAATCCGTTCCGTAAATATGCTTCGTCAAATTGAAGATGCGGTAGTTATTTATAGAATATCGAGAGCCCCAGAACGTAGAATTTTCTATGTTGATGTGGGTAATCTTCCGAAGAACAAAGCAGAACAATATCTTCGTGATATTATGAACCGATATAGAAATAAACTAACATATGATGCAAACACTGGTGAAATCCACGATGGTAGAAATCACATGCATATGTTGGAAGACTTCTGGATGCCTAGGCGAGAAGGTGGACGAGGAACAGAGATTACAACACTTGATGGTGGACAAAATCTTGGTGATATGGAAGATGTTGAATATCTTCTCAAGAAAGTTTATCGTTCTTTGAACATTCCAATCTCACGAATGGAAGCAGAAAATGGCTTTAATATGGGTCGTTCCGCAGAAATTACAAGAGATGAAGTAAAGTTTCAAAAGTTTATCGGAAAACTACGAAATCGTTTTGCGGAGTTGTTTATACAACTTCTTCGAGTTCAATTAATACTCAAGGGTGTAATGTCCGAAGATGACTGGAAAACCATTGAACCAGATATTCGTTTCGATTTTACTGCTGATTCATACTTTGCAGAATTGAAACAAGTCGAAATAATGAAAGACAGAGTGGACATTTTAGCACAAATGGATGAATATGTTGGTAAATATTATTCTGTGGATTGGGTGCGAAAGAACATCTTACAGCAATCTGAAGATGAAATCACTCAGATTGATATACAAATCGAAAAAGAAAACGCAGAAACGGGTGGAGATGAAATGGGTATGGAAGACCCAATGATGCAAGGTCAAGACCCACAACAAATGCAAGGGCAAGCACAACCGCAAGCACAACAAGGAGCATACTAATGAACGATAATATGGATACAATGATGGCGTCTTTGTTCAACAAAGACCAAGAAGAATTCAATAACGCATTCACCGCAGAAATTGGTGATAGACTCGGTGAAGTCATCGCAAACAAACATGTCGAAGTTTCAAGTGGTCTATTAGACGATAAAAACTTTGAAACCGAGGAAGGAAACTAAATATGAGCATTATTTCAACACTACAAGAAGTACTTTCTGAACAAAATGGCGTTTCATTCAATGCCAAAGATGGTTCTGATATACATATTACACTAGAAGATGCCTGTAATCTGGTCGCAGTACACGACACCCTTATAGAAGATAATCAGGTAAAGATGCGTTCTTTACTCGAAAATTCAGAGGATGATTACAATAAGGTATTAGATTTCTGCAATAGACAATTCAACGAAGAAGAATAAGGTAAGAAACATGAATACAGAAAACATCATTGAAAATTTAATGAACGGAAACATCGCTGCGGCAAAGGAAGAAACAGAAGACATTCTTTATGCAAAGGTCAGCGAAGCAATCGACTTCATCACCGATGATGTTGTAGATGCTGTTTATGGTATTCAAGAAAAGAAAGAAAAGAAGAAATCGGCAGAAGATGAAATTACTTTTGCTCCATCGACTGAAATAGAAGATGATGGAGAAGGTATGGATCCTGTTGATTCTGAGGATAGTGATATCGATAACGATGGTGATTCTGATGAATCCGATGACTATCTAAAGAACCGCAGAAAGGTTCGGAAGAAAGAAATTGGAGAAGGTGCGATTGGAGATGGTCGTAGAGAATTTATATATGGTATGAAGATAAAACGATACGAAAAAATGACGGAGAAACAACAAGCCATCGTAAAACAATCATGGTATAACGAAAGAGCAGAAGAAGAACGAGTAAGGGGTCGTAAACGATGAAACTAATCACCGAAATGACTGAAGATATTCAGATTCTTATCGAAGAAGATAAGGAAACTGGTGCAAAAAATCACTACATTCAGGGTGTTTTTATGCAAGCAGAGCAAAAGAATAGAAACGGTAGAATATATCCTCTTCAAATTATGGAAAATGAGGTTGCAAGATATAATAAAGATTTAGTGTCTCGTAATCGTGCAATGGGTGAATTAAACCACCCTCAAGGTCCTACTGTGAATCTTGACCGTGTTTCTCACATGATTAAAGAATTAAAGTGTGATGGTAATGATGTTCAAGGTAAAGCAAAACTTCTTGATACTCCTATGGGTAACATTGCAAAGAACCTAGTAAATGAAGGGGCACAACTTGGTGTTTCATCACGAGGAATGGGTTCTCTTGAAGAACGAAATGGTGCTAATTATGTAAAAGATGACTTTATGCTTTCAGCAGTGGATATTGTTGCAGACCCGTCTGCACCTGGTGCTTTTGTAAATGGAATAATGGAAGGTAGAGAGTGGATTTGGGATAATGGTGTTATTAAAGAAAAAGAAATTAATAATTATAAAGTCATGATTGAAAAAGCATCAGCAAAAGACCTAGAAGAACAAGCAATTTTTGCATTTAAAGATTTCTTATCTAAAATATAAGAAACATACATATTAGACGATAAACGGAGAAACCGATGAGCAACGATAGCAAATCTTTACTAGAATATTCCAAAGAAGTTCTTCTTCCTGAAGGATATCATGATAAAGCAAAAGTGAAGCAGGATAAACCAAAAGAAATGAAAATGGAAATTGGTGCAAAGACGCAAGGTGCAATCAAAAACACTACATTTGCAACTGCATCGAATGCCGCAAAGTCTGTAATAGACCAAATCGTTGATGCTTCGGTAGACAATAAAGTCAGAACGTGGGCATCATCTAAACTAACTGGTAAGAAAAGCAAGTAAAACTTTCTAAAAGTATAAATAAAGAAACAGACTACATTAACAAGGAGTTACTCAATCATGTCAGATAAACTTAGAACATTACTCGAAGGTGGGAAGAAAGCAGAAACCCCCACGCTCGATACAAAAAGTGAAGAAGATCCAAAACTCTACCAAGATGCCGAAGGTGGTCATGCAAAGATTGACACAGATAAGGGTACAGAAGGTAAAGTTGGTAAGAACCGGGGTTCAATTGCAGGTAAAGCAAAAGGACCAAAGGAAGTTGGTAGTATATCAGCACCGGGTTCACCACAAGAAAGATTAGAAAGCACATTGGATGCACTTTTTGATGGTGAAGAACTATCAGAAGAATTTCAATATAAAGCCGCAACAATCTTTGAAGCTGCAATCAATGAACGTGTTGATTTGATTGAAGAAGAACTTGTTGAACAATATCAATCAATTCTTGCTGAGAGCATCGAAGAAACAACCAAAGACCTCGTTGAAAAACTTGACGACTATCTTGGTTATGTTGTAGAGCAATGGATGGAAGAAAACGAACTCGCAGTTGAAAACGGTGTTCGCACCGATGTTGCTGAAAACTTTATCCTCGGACTTAAAGGTCTCTTTGAAAACTCATGGATTGATGTTCCAGATGAGAAGTACGACCTCATGGGTGAAATGGTTGAAGTCAACGAAGAACTCGAAGGTGGAATCAACGAGATTCTTGAAGAAAACATTGCACTTCGCAAACAACTTCAAGAAGCCGCGTGTGGTGAAATCTTCACAGAA